AATGCCGCCATGCTATACGCTATCAAGGGCACACTCACTGCTGTAGAGAAGGACACAGGCATATCAAAGGGCACGCTGCACGGGTGGAAGAGCAGTGACTGGTGGGATACAGTGATACAGCAGGTCCGAACTGAAAACGAGGCTATGTATAGGTCTCGCTTCCATAACTTGGTAGACCAAGCCACTGACCAAGCTCTCGCCAAGCTGCCGGACGCCACTGCACAGCAGGCAATGACGATAGCTGCCATTGCTTATGACAAGCTGAGACTAAGCCTTAACCTGCCTACTAGTATCAGTGGCAACACAGGCACAGCAGAGGCCATGAACAAGCTAATGGGCCAGTTCAGGGAGCTGTCAGAGACCTACAAGGCAAGGAATATCAACGTTGTCAGCGAGGATGGGGCCCCACAGATCGAGGGGGGCGAGGGGCAAATCCGTTCAGACGAGAATGGTCATGAGGCAGAATCCCCCGCTGCTACAAAATAAAAGGTCTCCCGCCGGTGGGCAAGTAGCATTTTGCCCTTGATTTTATTCACATTTTCAGATAGGCTATATTTATGGGTCCGCTCAAGCCTGGTACGAACTATTGTCAATGTCCGTCCTGTAAGGAGCTGTTCTTATCCCCAAGGGGCTTTGACCGGCATAGGGTAGGGGCAGGCAGAGATCGTGCGTGTTTATCCCCTCCTGACATGTCTGAGGGGGGGTTTCAGCGAGTGGTTAGGGGTGAATATGAGTATTGGTATGCGCCATGACGGTTAAGGCCCTTAACACTCCCAAGTGGTCTGCCGAGCAGGCCCTCATTCACGTTCAGAATGATGATCCAGAGGTAGTTTCCATAATATATCGCAAGAAGGGGTCTGATAATCCCATTGTGGTATGTTCTACGATGAAACCCATGGAGGTGTATTTCTTCGGCGGTGCCTTGCAAGGGCTGGCGATGAACCGTATCAGGGAATGAAAATACTTATCCTTCTTTTGTTGGTTGGGTGTGCCCCGATGGACGAAGAGCGCATTTATGCGCGGGAGGATAGGCTGAATCAGGCCAGAGAGGAGTACCACCAGAAGGCCATGGCGTGCCGGGCAGCCGGTGGCATTATGGTTATCAGGAAGAGGATGAGAGATTATGATTACCACGATTACAAGATGGCTTCTTGTCAGTCTCGCAATAGTCTCGGTTTCTAATGCAGAGATCACCAGAGAGGAGATGCATCCGTCCATTTACGAGTACAAAAAGCCACTTGTGTGCAAGTTTGTTACCGAGCAGGAAGACGGAACGCGGGTATTTGGTGAGACGTTTATCCTCACATGGGCACAGCTTGAGTCTCTGGACAAATACACCATGACATTCAAGAAAGATGGGAAAATATACAAGGTTCCCGCCAAATCAGGGTATGTCTGTACTGGATTGGCCGGTGGATGACACTGAGGCCGTTTTAGGGCTTTCCGGCTGTCAGGCGCTTGAAGATGCCATTGACAAGCTGTGTGCAGATGAAGGGGCCAGCGTGAGCAATGTAACTCGATTTCCGGGGTCTCCCCTGACAAAAGAAGACATGAAGACCGCTATAGACGGCCTTGAAACCTGCATTGTTATCGGCTGGAACAGCAACGATTTAGTGATTACCACTACAGAACCCGATGTAGCCTCGGTCAATTTATGGCTGGATATGGCTAAATCTTTGATTCTGAAGGAGACGTTGGGATGATAGGCAAATTCTTCCAATGGGGCTACAAGAAATTCGTCTTAGAACCCTATTTGAGGGGTCTGTCTCGGGGTAGCATAAAAATACGTCTCATTTACGAGCAAGACGAGATAGGCCAAGCCATGCACGAAAAGGAAGTCATAGAGCGTGTCACAACTCGACGCACAGACCATTGATGGGTTCACATTAGGACTATTAGCAGCTAATTACGACAATCCCAAGCCAATTCCTGACTTCCACCACGAAATGTGGGAGTTATGCTGTTCAGACGCAAAGAAAGTAGCCATAGCGGCTCCCAGAAGCCACGCCAAATCGACCGCCATCACCCATGCCATGCTGTTGGCCATGCTTTTGTTCAGGGTCAAAGAGTTTGCATTACTGGTATCCGATACTGAGGGACAGGCGGCGGAGTTCTTAGCCGACATAAAGGCAGAACTTAATGGAAATGAGGCGCTTAGGAAGACTTTCGGGGTCAAAAAGCTCCTAAAAGAGACCGAAACCAACGTCATTTGCCAGATGAGTGACGGTCATCAGTTCCGAATTGTCGCAAAAGGCTCTGAACAGAAGGTCCGTGGCTTAAAATGGCGCAATAAGCGCCCCGACTTGATTGTGGGGGACGATTTAGAGAACGACGAGATCGTTATGAACCCCGACCGGAGGGAAAAATTCCGCCGTTGGTTCATGAACGCACTTATACCCTGCGGTAGTGATACCTGCTCAGTGAGGATAGTGGGGACTATCCTGCACCTGGACGCCATGTTGCAGCGCCTCATGGAAGACCCTACGTGGGCAACACTCAGATACGAAGCTCACAACCACGATTTCACCGAAATCCTGTGGCCTGAGCAATTCCCCAAAGAAAGACTGATAGAAATACGCGATGGGTACATAGCCCAAGGCGATCCGGAGGGATATTCTCAAGAATACTTAAACAGGCCGGTATCCGTTGAGAATGCCTTCTTTAACAAAGACTATTTTTACGACTTTGAGAGGGACGGGGACAATCCCCTTTTACCAAACCTTGAATACTTCGCCGCCGCCGACTTCGCCATCTCCGAAAAGGAAAAGGCAGACTATACGGTTATCCTGGTGGCTGGAATGTCACCCGAAGGTGTCTTGTATGTCGTGGATGCGAAGAGGGGCCGCTGGGATGCAGACCAGATCATCGAAGAGTTAATCACGACCCAAAAGCACTGGAAGCCCAATATCTTCACCTTTGAGACCGAGAAGATTGATAAAGCGATAGGGCCGTTTCTCGAAAGAGAGATGATGCGTCGAAGGGTTTATCTGAATATCCACAAAGAGACCCCCGGAAAATCAAAGGTTTTGCGCGCAAGGTCTATTCAGGGTATGCACAAATCTGGCGCTATCAGGTACGACAAAAAAGCTTCTTGGTATCCTGATTTCGAGTCAGAACTTCTCATGGTGGCAGATTCAGGCCCCAGAGGCAAGAACGATGACTATTTCGACGCCTTTGCCTATATCGGCAAAACGGTCGATTTATATTACGAGGCTCAGTCTCAGGAAGAGATTGAGGAAGAAGAATACGAACGGGAGCTTGACGAGACCATGGACCTTGGACGCTGCGCCATAACGGGATATTGAAATGCCTGACAACGAATTAGAGCGCGTCGTACAAGTTCTTTTGGCGAATGAGAAAAAGAATTTCGTTCAGAGAATTTTGCGCCCAGATAAATACCCGGCTATTTCGCTTGGGGATAAAAAAGTAGGGACTCATTTGATGGCGTGGGGAGAGGCAGATGGAAAGTATTATGTTTACCCAACGATTGTCTATCGAGACGGAAAATTAGAGCGCCTTAATAGCAGAGACGCATGGAAATACGCCGAAGAAACCGGAGAAAGGATAGAGTTTTCTTCCCCCGAGGGCGCCTCCTGGTTTAGCCAAAAATACAAACTGGTTTGGCCAAGGGAGGACCAGTGATTCTTGATGATGACGTGACGGGATATTGATGGAACAAACATTCAAATACGATCTTGAAAAGCTCCAAGACGCAGACAACATCAACGAGTTTCTGACAGAAGACCAGTCCAACGAGATTGGCCGCGCTGTCTGTGAAGGCTATGAGATAGACGAACAATCCCGTCTTCAGTGGAAAGACAGGATGCAGGCCGCTAACGAATTAGCCCTTCAGATCGTCAAGGAAAAGAGCTTTCCTTGGAGGGGTGCTGCCAATGTCAAGTTCCCTCTGGTCACGATAGCCGCACTACAGTTCGCCTCAAGGGCTTATCCTGCTCTAGTGAAAGCGCCCGACTTGGTGAAATACCGAGTGCAGGGCGCAGACGAAGACGGCAAGAAAGCGGCAAGGGCCGCAAGAATCTCTCGTCATATGTCGTATCAATGCCTTGACGAAGACGAACAGTGGGAAGAGGATCACGACAAGCTGTTGCTTGTTTTGCCCATAGCCGGAACGGCGTTCAAGAAGTCTTACTACGACAAAACCACAGACATGAATTGCTCAAGGTTGGTTCTCGCCAAGAGCCTGTGCGTTAACTATTACACCAAGTCACTTGACCGATGCGAAAGAAAAACAGAGATATTCGAGCTTTACGAGCGCGAAATCAAAGAGCGCCAGCTAAGGAATCTGTACTCTGAAATCAAGGACTTAGGCCCCGCTGACTTAGAAGAGCAAACAGAAGAGGCCAAAAGAGAGGGCAGAACCCAGCCCATAGACGACAAAGCCCGCCCAAGGACATTGTTAGAGCAGCACTGTTACCTTGACCTTGACGGTGACGGGTATCCAGAGCCTTACGTCGTGACTGTAGACAAGTCTTCTCAGAAGGTCTTCAGGATCGTTTCCAGGTTCAAGGAAGTCGTTACCGAGCAGTCGGTAGAGATCAAAGAGCTTCAGGACAAGATTCGCGCTTTAGCAGAGGGCGTAGAACAGCCACAGCCCGGCACCCCGCCCTCAGAAGAGCAGCTATTCAAGCTAAGGCAGGTGGAAGCCACCATTCAGGCCATGAATGAGCGCGTCAAGCAACTAGCGGAAGAAAAGCCCAAAGTCCTTAGAATCGAGGCCATTGAGTATTACACCAAGTACGGGTTCATCCCAGCGCCAGATGGTGGGTTCTACGACATAGGGCTCGGGATTCTTTTAGGGCCTTTGAACGCATCAGTAAATACCCTGATAAACCAGTTACTCGATTCTGGCGCGATGCAAACCGCCTCTACGGGGTTTATCGGGAAGGGCGCAAGGATCAAGGGCGGGAAGTTGTCATTCTCGCCAAACGAGTGGAAACGGGTAGACGTAGCAGGCCCTACGTTAAGGGATGCCATTGTACCCTTACCGATAAACCAGCCGTCTCCGGTTTTGTTTAATCTGCTTTCATTGCTGATTAACTACACGGAAAGGGTCTCGTCTGTCACCGACACAATGACAGGCCAGAATCCCGGACAGAACACCCCCGCCTACAACATGTCTGCCATGCTTGAGCAGGGTATGCAGGTGTTTAACGGAATTTTCAAGCGCGTTTACCGATCCATGCGGGCAGAGTTTAGAAAGCTATTTGACCTGAACGCGGTCTATCTTGACCAACAGTCCTATTTTGAATATCAGGACGAGCAGGGCTTTGCGGTAAGGGTTGACTACACCGCCGACAAGAAAGACCTCATTCCCGCCGCCGACCCGAATGCGTTTTCCAATCAGGAAAAGATGATGAAGGCGCAGATGGTAGCAGAACGGGCAATGATGGTCCCTGGATATGACCAGACGGTAGTCGAAAAGCGACTACTTGAGGCAATGGACATTCCCAATTCCGATGAGGTTTTCCCGTTAGTGCCGGAAACGGACGAGCAGGGCAAGCCAACCGGAAAGATGACGCTGAAATTCCCGCCGCAGCCTAACCCGGAGTTTGAGATCAAGCGGGCAGAAGAGCAAAGACGTACCCTTGAGTCACAGACCAAGTACGAGCTTCAGGCACAAGAAACGGCATCTAAACTTGCGGTAGACGAGGCGACCATTATCAAGCTAATGGCCGACGCTGCGGTGGCCGCAGACAAGCCCGCATTGGAAAGGTTGAAGCTGATTGCCGACGAATTGGAAGGCAAGCGAAAAGCAATTATTGATCTAGCAAAGGTAGAGGAAAGTGCTAAATCCAGAGCAAGTAAACGAGTGGCGGGAAAATCCAGTAACTCTTGAGCTTAAAAGGCTCGTAGAGATTGAGTTGGATTTAACGCAAAGAAGCAAGGCCAACGCCTACTCCCCATTTGACGCACAGAAGACCCAAGAGATCCTAGCAGGCTTAAACGGCTGCGAGGACACATGGGGTCTTATCTTAGAAGCGTTAGACGGAGATTGGGATTATTTCAAGGAAGAAGAGAATGAGTCAAGTAGCACAATTGAAAGCGAAGCTGAAGAATAAGTCAGGTATTTACCCCTCATCCAATCGTGTTCTGGTCAGGCCAGACGTTATTGAGAAACAGGTCACAAGTTCAAGGATTGAGATACCGGATTCGGTATTGGCCAAGTACGAGCAGGGACAGGCATCGGGCACCCTCATTGCCGTTGGCCCTGATGCGTTTAATCACGTTACCGAAAGGGTATGGCGGGTTCATGACGACCACCTTAAAGAGCTTGTAGAAGAGCGCATTAAGGGATATTCAGAACCGTTTGCTGACGTTGGCGACAGGATTGCCTTTGCCAAATACTCTGGCCTTAGGGTGAAAGGCGCAGACGGCGAGAAGTACATTATTCTCAATGACGAAGACATCACCGCAAGAATAAGCGACGACGTGGAATTTACTGATTTAGATACGCGAAAGGGCGTAGGAGTTCAAGGATGAGCGAGCGAGACTACGAGGCGGAAGCCTCAAAAGAGGGCTGGACGCCCAAAGAAGACTGGAAGGGTCCAGATGAGAAGTGGGTAGACGCGAAGACGTTTGTAGAACGTGGAGAGAACATTCTCCCGATTGTTAAGAGCAAGCTGGACAAGGTTGAACAACGCCTTGCCGCTGCTGAACAGGCTAACAAGCGATTTGGCGAGTACCACAAAAAGACGCTTGAACGTGAGAAGAAAGCCCACGAAACCCGTGTTGCGGAGTTGGAATCAAAGATAGCAAAAGCCATTACTGACGGTGATGGCGATACTTACACCCGCACCAACAGGGAGCTTACTAATCTGAAAAGCTCCGCGCCCGAAGCGCCGCCTGACCAAGACGGTTATAACGCGTTAGCACAGCAATGGGTTAACGACAACCAATGGTACACGCAAAACCCCAAGTTGGGGGCGTATGCCGATGGCATTGCGGAGCGCATTCAGGCAGAAGGCTACACGGGCAGAGCGTATTTTCTGGAACTGACAAAGCGAGTGAAGCAGGACTTCCCAGAGGAGTTCGAGAATCCAAACCGCAAGAAACCCAATGGGGTTGAAGCTGGCGGTGAGAGAGGCGGTAATCCGAAAGCCAAGAGTTATACAAACCTCCCTGCTGACGCCAAGAAGGCTTGCGATACATTTGTATCGCAGGGCTTTATGACGAAAGAAGACTATGTATCACAGTATGATTGGGAGGAAGTGTAATGGCTAACGTAAGAAAGGCAGAGCGAGAGAAGGGCAAGACGGTACGTGTTCCATTTGGTGGACCGCGCCTGAAACTTCAATTATCCAATGAAGATGAGAAAGAGTTCAAAAAGAAAGGATATGTACTTCGCTGGTTCAACGAACAGGATGGCCGCATAGAAAGAGCTTTAGCGGGCGGCTACCAGTTTGTCACACATGATGAGGCACCCTCTTTAGGGAGTGGCGCTATTCACCAGGATAATACGGACGTAGGGGCGAAGGTCAGTAAGGTGGTCAGCCGAGGAGAACCCATCATCAGGGCGTACCTCATGAAGATTCTCAAGAAGTATTACGACGAGGATCAGCAGGCCAAACAGAATGTCAACGACAAGGTTGACGAGGCATTAAAGGCTGGACACGCAGGCGGGGCAAGCATCGAGAACCAATACGGTCCCGGTGTTACTTATACCAAGTAGCCCCATTTAACTTTTTCAAAGGGAATTGAAATATGGCTAATCCAACAGGAGGTTTTGGATTTGCTCCCGTAGGCCGTAATGGTGGCCCGTATAATGGTGTTGTAGAGCGAGCTTATGTCGCTGCTACCACTGTAACCACGGCTATCTTTAACGGCGACACAGTGAAAATGACCGGCACGGCATCTAGCGATGGCTACCCGGAAGTTACGCTGTGTGCAGCTACCGATCCGCCGTGGGGCGTGGTAGTTGGCGTGGAAGCAATCAAAACCAATCTTGAGGCGAACAACTATCGTCCTGCATCGACCGCAGCTTACCTGAAGGTCGTACCTGTAAGAAACAACTTCTTCAAGGTGCGATTGAACGGAGCTGGCGCTCTTGGCGTAGGCGCAGTAGGCGCTACCACAATTTACGTGGTTGCTGCCGGTTCTGCTGTAACAGGCTACTCTGGCATTCTAGCTTCGGCTACGGACGCTGGTACGTCTATTGCAGACGAACTGCGTATTGTTCAAATCATCGACCGTCCCGACAACGATCCGGCTCTTGCTAACCCTGAAGTTATCGTGCAGTTCAACGATGACCAGACGCAAGAAGCGGTAGGAGTATAATCCATGGCTATTACAGCAACGGGCAATCACCCGAAGGCACTGTGGCCCGGAGTCTACTCTTGGTTCGGTGCGAAATACAACGAGCACGACAAACAATATACCAAGCTGTTCGACACCAAAACCTCAACGAAGAACTTCGAGGAACTGGTTCAGCACACGGGCTTTGGTCTTGCTCCCGTCAAGCCGGAAGGCTCTGGCACTGCGTATGACTCTCATCAACAGGGATATACCGCTCGTGGTACGAACGTCGCCTACTCGTTAGGTTACATCGTTACCCGCGAAGAGCTGGCAGATAACCAGTACAGTGAAGTCTCAATGCGCAGGGCTGGGTCGCTGGCTTTCTCTATGGCTCAGACGCGAGAGAATGTAGGTGCAAACATCTACAACCGCGCATTCACTGCTGGTTATACTGGTGGTGACGGCGAGGTATTGGGCTCTGCTTCTCACCCTTCGGTGAGCGGTAATCAGTCCAATATCCTTGCGACCGCTGCTGACCTCTCTGAGGCATCCCTTGAGGACCTGACCATTCAAATCATGAATGCGACGGACCCGAAAGGGATGAAGGTTTCGATCAGGCCGAAAAGCCTGATTATCCCGACCGCGTTGACTTATGACGCACAAAGGGTTCTGAAATCTCAGCTTCGTTCTGATAGCGCAAACAACGACCTCAATGCCCTCAAGGCAACAGGCGCAATCCCGGAAATAGTGATTAACAACTATCTGACGGATTCTGACGCATGGTTCATCCGAACCAACGTACAGGACGGATTGTGCTGGTTTGATCGTGAGCCGGTCCAGTTTACCAAGGACACGGACTTCGACACGGACAATGCCAAGGCGAAGGGTTACATGCGTTTCGTTCCGTTCTGGGGCGATTGGCGTGGCATATACTGCACCCCAGGTGCGTAAGTAGTTGGGGCCCTTCGGGGCCCCTTCTTTCAACTGTAGTTTTCTACGGACCCGGAAGGGTTACAGGGAAGTAAAATGAGTAATTTTCCAGATGGATTTAAGAATGGCGTAGTAATCAGGGGCGTTCCCCTGTCGATTACGAATCCCGGCAAGGTGTATTGGGTGAACAACTCAGGCGTCTTGGCTCCGGGTGGTGTAGGCGGATCTAACGGCAATGATGGCTCGTGGAAGCGTCCGTTTGCGACGATTGATTACGCTGTAGGTCGATGTACGGCTAATCGTGGTGATATTATCATGGTCATGCCCGGTCACTCGGAAGATATTTCCGCTGCCGGTTCATTGACGCTTGATGTTGCTGGCGTGGCTGTTATCGGCTTGGGTACTGGTTCGGATCGTCCTGATTTGAACTTCTCGGCTACCGCTGGTACGGTCGAAATCGACGCTGCCAATGTAACGCTTTACAATCTGACCTTCACGGCTGATGTATCGGCTGTTGTGGTTGGTGTGAATGTCGATGCAAACGGCGCAACGATTGATAACTGTGAGTTCCGTTACAACGCTACGGGCGATGATTTCATCACCGCAGTTGACGCGGATACGGTTAGCGACTTTACCTTCACGAACAACAAGGTCTACGCAGAAGAGATTGCGGGTTGTTCCGAGGGTATCCGATTGGATACAGTCACCCGATACACCATTAAGGGCAACCAGTTTACTGGTGACTTCACTGACGGTTGTATTGTCGGTGAGGGTGCCGCAGGCAGTGGCGCTTTGATCGCTGATAACGTCATGTATAATGCGGATACGACTGGTGGCGAGACGATTGATATTAACGTCGCTGACACTGGTTTGATCGTAAATAACCTGATGGGCACATTGTTCCCGACCGCGCCGGAAACGGCGTTCGATCCGGGTTCTTGCCTGTGTAATCAGAATTACATGGTTAACGCTATCAACGAGCGTGGTACTGAAGTACCGCCGACCCAGAGCACGTAAGTTTTGTTGGGGGCTTCGGCCCCCTTCTTTTAGTTAGGAATAGATATGAAGATAGCAGTACTCGCCAATGGCGAGACAGTACAGCACTTTACCAAAACTCAGTCAATCAAGCCAAAATACGATGAAGTTTGGGGCTTAAATCAGCAGGCGACATGGAAAGGCATTGAGTTAGACCGATGCTTTATCATGGACGACCTGAAGCTAAGAATGCCATTTTATGCCGGTTACGACTTTGTTAACTGGCTGAAGCTATACAAAAAGCCCATTATCACATCGAAGGCTTACGAAGAGTGGCCTACAAGTGAGGCCTACCCGATAAAAGAGGTGGCTCATTACTTTGGCCTGCCTTTAGGGATAGCGATGTACTCCACGGTGGACTATATGATCGCCCTTGCTATTTACGAGGGCGCTACTCGTATAGACCTCTATGGGGTCGATATGACAGGAAAGGTCGCGCCTCCTGAGATGTTAATTGGTACGGCACAGTGGATAGGCGCTGCTCACGCACGGGGTGTTTTCGTCAAGACGTTTGTCGGCAGCATGTTCCAGTACGTGACAAACCCCGGCATTGCGATGGAAGCCGGATTGTACGGATACGCCCAAAGGCCCCGCATAGAAGACTTGGTTAACACCGAGTATTTCCAGGAGTGGAAAGATGCGAGCGGTTAACCTGCTTACCCACGCCCTAACAAAGAACCCTAAACGGGTCTTAGATTTGGGCGTAGGCAGGGGACATCACTCAAAAGCCTTTATCGCTAATGGTGCAGAAGTTGTAGGCGTTGATGTCAATGATGCGCCACACAAGCACGACAAGTACAACCACGTTCAGCTTCCGATAGAGATGCTTGAGACAAAAGAAGGCGCTGAGAAATACGACCTTATCTGGTGTTGCCACACGTTAGAGCATTTGCCTAACGTACAAGCCGCATTAGTCAATATGTCATCTTGGTTGAAAGACGATGGCTGGTTATATATAGCCGTTCCTTCTGACTCACAGGAAAGGCTACATATAGGCCATCTTACCTTATGGACCCCTGCGCACTTGGTTTATAACCTGATATGCGCTGGATGGGATTGTAAAGAAGCTCTCTGGTATACCAGCTATGTCACGATAGGTCTTTGTGTGCAAAAGAAGCGCATAAAAGACATGACATGGCGCACTGGAGGCCCGAGCGAAGAGAAGGCGCTTAACGACTACACCCCCGTTCCGATGGGACATGACTTCGGTGCTTGGTGGGCTAATAACTGGCCCGTAGATATTCCTACAGGAAGGGTCACAGACCCGCCGCAAGTCACGGCAGGGGTTTACAGAACAAACTTACCGCCACGGGTGCAACTTGCCTATGGCCCCAATCCGTCGCTCAGGAAAGAGCCCGGAATTTTAACTTCAAAGGAATGAAGAAATGGCCGCTACCGCAACACAGCAAATCATTGCTAACGGCCCGCGCAATCTTGTGCTGAAGTACACGATTGCCGGAACCACGGGGGATGCCAGTGCAGTCGCGCTGGTAGATGTCTCTGCTATTGACCCCAACATAGGGGTTAACGGATTAACCCTTATGTCGGCTCAGTGGGGGCTTACGGGATTTTCCTGCAAGCTCGCATGGGATGCGACAACCGACATTGACCTGATTGAACTGACGGAGGGCGAGGGATCTCAGGACTTCTCTAAATTCGGCGGCATCAAGAACAACTCAGGAACCGGCGCTACCGGGGACGTAATGTTTACCACGACAGGATACACCGCATCGGGAGATGGCGGTCATATCTACCTGTGGTTTAAGAAGACTTAAAGATGGCCGTATCGGGCTCTAAAAACTATTCCGTAACCCGATCAGACATTATCAATGCCGCCCTACGAAAGCTGGGCGAATTTGATAGTGGCGAATCGCCAAGCGGCTCGGATACCTCTGCGGCGGCGACCGCGTTAAACCTCATGGTAAAAGAATGGGTGGCCGATGGAGCGGATATACCTCTCAGGGAAGAGATCACCCTTTTTTTACAGCCTGGAACCGAGTCTTATAGTCTTGGTGGCACGGCTAAGGCTACAAAGTCCTATGTAGAGACGACGTTAAGCTCGGCTGCCGCCTCTGGCGCAACCACGCTTTCGTTGACCTCTACGACCGGCATGACGGCGGCTGACAACATAGGGATAAAGCTGAATGATAATACCATTCACTGGACGACAATCTCAAGCGTTGCCGGAACTACAATCGCGTCTGGACTGGCATCTGCTGCGGCTTCTGGCAACAGAGTCTACACGTACACGACCGCTGCGCTCAGGCCGCAAGACATCCTCTTTGCTTACAGACGAGACAAAAATGGGCTTGACACGGAAGTCACTCTCGTTGGTGAAAGCGAATACCAACGATTGACGGACAAGGATTCGTCCGGCCCGCCTGTTCAGGTCTACTACAGACAATCGCTTTCGTCTGGCACATTGTTTGTGTGGCCCACGGACGGCGGCTCTAACACCGACAAGGTTGTTCTGGTCGCAAGGGGATTGCCTGACGACTTTGATGCGTCGTCTAACACCCCTGCTTTCCCCATTGAGTGGGGGAACGCTTTGGTGTGGGGATTGGCTGCCGAGCTTGCGCCTGAGTATGGCATTACCGGCTCCGAGTTCAGGGATTTGGTTGCTATGGCGGATAACAAACTACAAAAGGTCCTGAATTACAACACAGAAAACGCCTCAGTTAGCTTCGGACTGGAATATGAAAAATGAGAATCCCATTAGTTGGAGGCTGGGGCAAGGGTAGGTCTACCAATGTAGCGCCCGCTGTCCTGCTTAACTGGTTTGTTGAGCGAGACAAGGACTCTGAATCACTGGTATCCACCCCCGGATCTACGGTCCTTTGCACCCCCACTACCGGAGAAGTGAGAGGGGGTATTGAGTACAACGAATTAGCGTATTTTGTCATCGGAAATACCCTTTATGAGGTTAATTCCGGCGGTGGGTACACCTCAAGGGGCACGATAGGTACGTCATCTGGTCGCGTCTCTATGGCGCACAACGGCACACGATTATCCGCTAACCAGCAGATAATGATTGTAGATGGGTCTGCCGGATATATTTACGACAACACCACACAAACGCTATCCCTGATAACGGACGCTGATTTTACCAATTCGCAGTCTGTGGTGTTTCTTGACGGGTACTTTGTGTTTTGCCAGAAAGACACCGATAGATTCTGGATCACTGCACTATATGACGGAACGGCGATAGACGAAAACGACTTCGCTACCGCAGAAGGCGATCCAGATACCATGCAGGCCGTCGCCACGGACAAGAGAGACCTTTTCCTTATGGGAAAGAAGACCTTCGAGGTGTGGTACAACTCTGGTGATTCTGACAATACCTTTCAAAAGTACCAAGGCGGGCACATACAAACCGGACTTGCGTCACCTTTCGCTATAGCAAGATTTGATAATACGATTGCGTTCCTGACCCAGAACACCAGGGGGCACGGACAAATCGCCGTTATGGCCGAGGGTTATAATCCTCAGATTATATCGACCCCTGCTGTTAACTATCAAATCTCGACCTACTCAAAGATAGACGATGCCTTCGCCTATACCTACCAGCATGAGGGACATGAGTTTCTTGTCATGACCTTCCCCACTGCAAAAGCAACGTGGGTTTACGACGCATCTACTCAGGAATGGCACCAGAGAGGCCATACTATATCCAGCGTGTTCCCAAATCGGGAACGGTATAACTGCCATGTTTTCGCCTTTGGCAAGCACCTTTTCGGTGATGTAAGCAATGGCTCAATATACCAACTGGATTCTACGGTTGGAACAATAAACTCGACCCGCATTCCAAGAGAGCGAATCACTCCGATCCTGACGGACGAAGAAAATCGAATCAGGATAGCAAAATTTCAATTGGACATGCAGGAAGGCATAGGCGATCCCAACGTATCCACGGATACGTCAATGTGGTTATCGTACTCCAAGGATGGAGGCCATACTTATTCCGATGAAATATCAGGCGATATGGGGGATGCGGGCGAGTACAAAACAAGGGTTATCTGGAGAAGGTTAGGGCACGCCCGTAACTGGATATTCAAGCTCAGAACGTGGTCGCCAAACCCAATGGTATTGAAGGGGGCTTACGCCAGACTATACAACGAGCCGAAGAAACCGACAGAGACTAAGTAATGCCATTTTATCGTGAATGGAACGGCGGCGGCGAAAAGGTTGTTAACCGGGACAGAACCGGACCCGCACCTCCGCCAGAACCCGGAATCGCTCAAACAGAAGATGGCGTTATCGTCGGATCTTTAGACGACCCAAATGGAGTAAGGCCGGGGACCTTTGTGCAGGTCAATCTTCCGGGTCCAAGGGAGGTGCTGTTCGACAAGCACGGCAACATCTCCCCAAGGTGGTACAGGTTCTTTCTTGAATTGTACCGCAGGACCGGCGGCCCTAACGACAACGTAAACGTCACTGGCTCCTTGAGGAAGGTTCCCCTGTCCCCAGACGCCCTTACCCTTTCCGGTATAGCGCCTTCTGCACAGATCACCCATAGCAAGACACCCACAACGGCATCGGCCACACTAACCGGCGCTGCCCCGAGCGTAGCATGAACGAAATAGAATCCAGAAAAAGCATTCACAGGCTTGAAGATTTTCTATTGTCAATGCCAGAAGAGCACAAGCTGGACATTGACGCCATGACGTTTCATCACTTTGCTCCGGGAGTGTACGCAAGGGAAATGAAAATCCCAAAGGGCGTTGTAGTTACGGGGAAGATTCATAAAACCACTCATTTGAGCATAGTTTCTCAGGGGAGAATATCCATTGCCACGGAAGAAGGTAATAAGATTATCGAGGCCCCTGCGATCTTTGTGACAAAGCCAGGGACCAAGCGAGCAGCCTATGCGCTGGAAGATACCACATTCATAACCATTCATGTCACAGAAGAGACTGACTTGGAAAAAATTGAACAACTTGTTATCGCCAAGGATTACAAAGAGCTTGAGCATGACAAATCCTTACAGATTGAAGGGGAATAGCGTATGTCATGGGGAATAGTTGCCGGTGTGGCGACGGGTATTGGCGGGGCGCTAATCGGCTCGCGGTCAGCCGACCGCGCCGCAGACGCGCAACAAGCGGGCGCAGATCAGGAAATTGCGTTCAATCGCGAATCTCGCGATATGGCCCGTCAGGACCAAGCCCCTTATCGAGAGGCTGGATATACCGCTCTTGACGCCTTAATGTCACTGACCGGATTATCTGCGCCGCACAGGGCGAGGACGGGACAGAACCCATCTGGTGCCGCATCTCCAGCACCAACCCAAGTCAATGCAACCGACTATCTTTCTGGCCTAAGAGGCTTTGGCGCTATTCGCGGTCTTATGCGAGAGAGAGTAAGAGAGCGCTATTCGGGTGGTCCGGTAGGCCGAGAGACATACAACATTAACGAGCTTGGTCCCGAATCCTTATACGAGGGCGGAGCCTATACTCGCTCTCCAATGCCAAGGACCATAGCACCCTCTGGTGATGGCTACGTGAAGCCCGCCGGTCGTATTTTTGGCGGGTCGTTTACTGGTGGGTTGCGGCAAATTCAGGATGTTGGATGGGGCGGGCCAAACAGGCTTGGCGGCACAACCACTGACAATAACCCGCCTGTAGCAGGGCCGCCTCCCGAGAATCCCGGTGGCGTGGCTGGAGATTATCAATTCCAGACCGATCCAGGCTATCAATTTAGATTAGGCGAGGGCCAAAGAGCCTTGGAAAGGGGTGCGGCGGCGGCGGGAGGCCTGTTATCTGGTGGTTACGCTCGCAGGGCAATAAGGTATGGACAGGACTATGCATCCAACGAATACACCAACGTCTACAACCGAATAGCGAACATTGCGGGACTTGGGCAGGTATCCGCAGGAGCATCGGGTAATGCTGCGCTCATGGCCGGTGCCAACATGGGCGCTGCCGCTGGCGGGGCTGGCGCTACCAGAGCATCTGCCTATACAGCACAGGGTAACGCTTGGGGCAATGCACTGAATCAAATATCCCAATTGCCGTGGGGCAATGTGTTTAATCGTGGCGGCGGCTATGACATTAGCCATGGCGGCTCCCGAGGGCCGATTTAGTCATGGCCTCTGTATATAACATCGCCGCCAATCAAACGCCCATAGAGCCCGTTTCTAACTATTACAAGGGCAAGGCTCTCAGGGCAGGCATCAGGCAGACAGACCTTCAGTCCGAAGCTCTTGAGCAGGAAATTAGTGCCAATCTTCCAGAAAGAAGGATCAAGGTCGCCGAAGATGAGATTGAGCAAAGGGTAAAAGAATACACCAATAAAGTTGGCCGAGAGAAAGCCGAGAGCGAGGCCGATCAGATTATTGGCATTACTGCTGGTTCTAAATCTATTTTAGAGCAGGGTGGAACACAAGACGATGCTCTGGCCTACGCGAATGAGCAGCTTATGCCGTTCATCGAAAACCTTGCCGACCCCGAAGTTAAAGCAGCGTACAAAAAGATGGCTGCTGATGGCTTTCAGGCAGAAGAGTTAGCCCAATTGCATTCGACTGCGCTCGCTATTAAGGGGCAGTTTGCTAGCCAAGCCAAGCCACAGGGGCAGCAACAGGCAGACTTTCTTGGTCCAGACGGCAGGGCATATCAGGGCAGTTTTGACCCGGCAACCGGGCAATACAAAGACGCTGATGGGAACGTCATTAAGGGCGCTAGACCAATAGCCCCTCAAGCCACTCAGGGCGATCTTGCAGACCCAAGAACCAAGAGCCAAAGAGGCGCGGCCTACGAAGAGGCCAGAGACGCTGTCAACGCATCATCCAGCCTAAATGAGCTTATAGCCACTACCCTACCAGAGATCGCGGCACTGCCAAAGACCGTTGGCATCTCTGGGAAATTTGGCATGGCTGGCGGCGGCCTTTTGTCTGCTATGGGGCAGAAGGAAATGGCAGACACATTTGCTAAGGCGATGGCCGGAGCAGACCAAGAAACAATTGCCGCCATGCAAACTCGCTTACAAATAATTCGGGGAAACATTACCGCCCTTGTTACTGGCGAAGAGTCGAAGCGTCTTTCTGAAACAGAAAGGAAAATCGCAAGCGATGCTGTTGGCCTTATAGATCAAATACAGGGACCCGCAGACCTTACCAGGTCTTACCCGCAGGTTGTTGGTGCGCTAAAACAACTGTATGAAGAGTCTTGGGCTAGGCGCTATAAAACCGCCATGGCAGAACCAAACATCCCGATTCCATACGACCTTTCAACAAAAGACGGGAGAATAGGGCTTTTGTCAGAATTTAGCGATGCAGGCATTGACGCAGATTCCGCAAAAAGGGCCGTTACCAGAATGATGGCAATTCAAGGAGCTGAGATTTGAGCTTTGACATCAATCTCGTAGAGAATGAGATTGCCAAACAGAGTGGCCCAATGGCTGGGTTTGATCCCAGCGCCGTTGAGGGAGAGCTGTTTGATGCATCAGCATCCTCTAGGGAAATACTTGGGGCAAACTTTGATCCTGAACACTTCGCGAGTGCCGGATTAAGGCTTTATCTATCTCGCGGAGACACGCTATCAGAAAAACAAAAGCGCATCCAAAAAAGGCACCCAACCGGAGAGATAAAGGTCATGCCAAAATCTCCAATCCTTGGGTACAAGGAAGACACCCTTCTTTGGAGAGAAAGCCCCGAGTCACAATGGAAAATGGTTGAGCCCCAGGGATTTGATTGGCTCGACATTCCAGAAGCCATTGCACCATCATTAGAATCCATTATAGCCGAAACAGCTATGGCAGTTGGGTCTGGTGGGTCAAGCGTCCCCGCAACGGTCGGTAGACAGGCGCTAGGGGCGATGTTTGGAGAATCTGTCGAACAAGCCGGACAATATCTTTCTGGGACTCAGGGCCAGTCCACTGGCGGCATAGCGTCAGAAATAGCCGGTGAGGGCGCTGCATCTGCTGTTGGTGGATTCCTGATGTCTCCACTTGTTGCCGGGAAAAACATTGCCCAAGGTCGCGGTGCGCTGAGGGTGGGCGAAGAGGGCCTTGAAACCATCAAGGCGGCACAGGCGCTCGACCCAAAATTATCACAGGGGCTAACCCCAGCGCTCGTAAGTGACAACCCAGCACTAAGATTGTCTGAAAGACAGTCTTCCGCGCTTCTACCGGGGCTGCAAAGAAGATACAGGTCGCTTATTGACAGGCTGGACACCGTTGTCCGTCGCGGTGCGGACCAAAAGGCTATTAACAGCGCCATTGACAATGTTTCTGGAGCGCTAGATGAACTCAGCAAGTCTTTTATTCGCCGCATCGGATCTCCCGCAACCACGGCTAGCGCTGGAGGCAGGGCATTACGCGAGGGCGTTGAGGAATATTCAAAAAACTCCAGAGACATGGTAAGCGGATTATATAAAGCCGCAAGGCAGATAGAAGAGCCTCGATTTAACATGACTGGAATAAAAAACACGGCCTATGATCTTAGGCGCGGATCAAAAGGCACCATTGATCCTGCAATAGAAAAGCGCATTCGGGAACTTGAATCAATCAAGGGTCCGATAGAACTAAGCGACGGCACGTTTTTATCTGTAACGGACCAAATCCGCAACATAAGAACGGAATTATTTGCCTTAAACCATGTTGAGCCAGGAAAGGTTGCCGACCAAACAACTGGACAGTCTGGAGACTTGCTTAGAGCTATAAAAAACACGCTTGACAACCCTGAAAATGCAAACCAGGCTTTTCGTGATGCATGGAAAAGCGCTAATGATGCTGCGTCACTGCGATTTAAGACGCTTGAACAGGCTCCGGTGGTCGCGGCAGCAAAGTCACAAAATCCAGCAGACCTTGTGAGGACATACGCAAGGCCCTATCAGTCAGACAATTTGCTTGCTCTAAGGAATACAGTCTCAGCAGAAAAATGGGACGGATTTGTGGACTCATTTTATGCCGACATTCTTTCTGAACCGGGAAGCGTAGCAAAAACGCTTGATAGTTTTGACCAAGAGACACTTGACGTTCTTATTCCAAGAGCCGATCAGGCTTCTTGGAGAAAAATAGGTGAAGAGCTTGCTCGCATAGATGACATTGGCGCAGAGAAGATTGCTGAAGCTCAAGTGTCAAATAAGCGTTTCATCAACTCTCTGATAGAAGAAGCTAATCCAAGAAAGGCGGTTACTCTAATTCGTGCCGCTAATAATACCAACAATGCGGCGATGCGCCAGTCTCTTCGATCTGGAATGCTTGAGTGGGCTTGGGATGGCGTTGTAACAAAGGGGAAAAACACCCTTGAGGTTAATAGCGGGCTTCTCAGAAGCAGGGTAAACAAGCTCAAAGAAAATGGCCTGTGGGGGCTTCTTTCTATAGAAGAGAGGAAAATCATAGGGAACGCAGAGATCGTGTCTCGTGCATTCAAGGGGGTTATTGATGCCGGTACGTCCATTCAGGCGGCAGAACAAGTTGCTGGATTAAAGAAGTTACAAACGGCAGCGATAATGACATTCATCAGGAACGAGCTTGTTGCTCAATTTTATATGTCTTCTATGGGGAGGAAAATGCTATTGGGGTCTGGTCTTCCAAATTCAAACGGTGCGATGCTGCGGTTGCTTGGCGGCACTCTCGCACAAACGCTTCCCCCTGAAGATATTAGCCAACTGGCAGAAGAATAATGGCTTTCCCAATCCTCGGCACCCCAAAGCCGGCCTTTTTTGACAGTAACGGTGATCCCTTAGTATCAGGAACGCTATCTATACTCGATCCTGACACAGACACAAACAAAGCGTCTTATCCTACTCTAGCGGACGCTGATGCAGGAACGAACCCAAACGACAACCCCCTGACATTAGACTCAAGGGGCGAGCCCTCTACGAGCCTGTTTGGGCTGGATAGAAATTCATACAAGGTCGTTTTGAAGGATTCTGCGGGCGGCACGGTGTGGACGGTAGCTAAGGTAACGCTACCAGACCCGGCCTCTGGCCTAACAAGCGTAGCAAAGTCTGTTGGAACGGTTGCACTTAGAGTGAATGGAACGACACCAGATTACACGGATACTACAGTTGCGTTTACTCGTAGCGCAGCGGTCGTAGAGAGCTTTACTTTGGCGGCAAACGCATCGGCATCGGCTGGAAACAATAATTCTGTTTTAGCAGCGCTCATTGGCATATTGCAAGGAAAGGGGGTTATCTAGTGTCATTCCCACTCATCAACCCCTACCAGCAGTTCTTTGACGCTAACGGCGATCCTCTTGTATCAGGCACCATAGAATTTCGTGCGCCTGCCGACAACAGCTTAATCGACTCTTATCCGACTGCTGACGATGCCGACGCGCAGACCAACGCCAACTCAAACCCACTGACGTTAAGCTCTACTGGTGCAGCGACTAACGGCCTGTTTCTTGAAGACGGCGTTAACTACAAGGTCATCCTGAAGGACTCGGACGGGGCCACAGTAGGAACGTGGGATGACGTACAGTGCCCGACAGACGTTACTCAAGCTACTGTAGGCGCGGCACTTTATCGGACCACAACCCCAGAAACTTTCGCCTCTGTCACGGTAGTTGATAAATCTTATGCCCCAGGTCATATATACCGATACGACGCAACGTCAGGATCAAACTACAAGGTAGCCATTCAAGCGTCTATCAATCAATACTCACATGGCGGGGCAAGGACTTTCATACCGAAGGGCAACCATCCAGTTAGCGGAACTATTTACGGTTACTACGACGCAAGCAATAACACTGGATTTAAGTCGGACGACAGGTCTCAAGGCCACATATACCTTTATGGTGAGGGCCGAATTGAGGTCAATCACTTCAACAATAGCGAATATTATGGATCTGTAATCAATTTCAGCTCGGGCAGGCTGGATATTCATGATGGCCATACGACCGCAGCGAGGGGGTCTGTCCTCAGAGACCTTTCGGTAATAAATAACGATGCGTCTAACGCAACGATACGTTCTTATTACAACCCAAGCGGAACCCAATGGGTTAATCTATTTGTTGCAAATGCCGATGGCGGTGGGCAGTTTGATTTGCGTGATATTTTCAACGCAGAACTTATTGACATCATGGCATATGGCAACGCAGCCGGAACGGGAATCAAGTACGACGCAGTACAGACTGGCGGAGGTAACGTCCTGCTGGTAAACGTCACATCTCGCAATAACTCAGTCGGTTGGGACTTGGGTTCAGCTTATGATGCTTCCAGGTCAAGTTTTATAAAGAACTGGACATTTCTCAACTGTCAGGCATCTACCAATACAATCAATTGGCGAGTCAGGCACGGCATAGGTCAGGCTACGTGGATTAACTGCTGGAATGAGGGGGCGTCTGGAGCAACGGGCAGGGGCTTTGCCTTCTCAGATATGGCAGGATGGGAGGATGCTAGTTCCGCTAATCCGGGCCAGCTCGTCATTACCGGCGGCGGTAACTTCTCCGACTCTGCTACGGACTCTGGCTTTATCCACATCGAAATAGGCGACGATACCGGAACCGAAACGACTGATGGCGTAGGGCCCATAGTAATCCAAGACGTTACCCTTGGCCAAATAGGGAACAATACTATTGGCATTCGCGTGCATAACTCAACCAACGCCAGCACAAGGGACTTCCGCAATATAAACGCGCACAACAACGGCGGTGTATTTTGCGCACTAGACGATGAAGTACAGGTAGGCCCCGTTTCTTGGGAAAACCTGAATTCTTCGGAGTACGGATTTGCCAATCATGTGACGGACACGGCGGGATCGTCCGATCTCAGGGGGCGGCTTGCTTTCTACAAAGACAGCAACATAGCCATTCATCCGATCTCGGAGTCTTACAGCGAAAAGACCATTACCGGGGGTGTAGCGGCGGTAACGGCCTTAACGCACTCAATAGACACTCAGGCCGACGCATCAACCGACGATCTTGATTCTTTGACCGGGGGAATAGCTGGCCAAACACTGGTTATCAGGGCCGCTGATTCTGCCAGAACGGTGGTTTGTAAAGACGGCACGGGGAACCTTTTGCTGGCTGGAGACTTTAGCTTGGATAACGTAGAAGACCGTCTGTTTCTGCATTATGACGGCACCAACTGGCATGAAATATCAAGATCGGACAACGGCGCATAAAGGAGTATGTAAGTGGGGTTAAGGGTAAATGGCAGTGAAATTCCGTGGAGCGTGTTAACGTCATTCGTGATCTTCGTCTTTTGGCTTGGGGGACTGTCATTCCAAGTCGCTGCGCAAGACAGAAAGATTGACTCTCACGAAGAAAGACCATCCCACTCCATTGCCGCAATTGAGGTGTCAGAATTAAAAAGTTCTGTCAAGTATAACCAAAAAACAATAGAAGAGATTAAAGAAAACCAAAAAGAACAATCAAAGAAGCTCGACAAGATACTGGAAAAGCTCTCTGAAAAATGAGCACGCAGGACCGCATCAAGAAGCACGAAGGCAAGCGGAATAAGCCATACAAAGACACTGTAGGCAAGCTCACGATTGGCTATGGGCGAAACCTCGATGACGTAGGCTTGAGCGACGCCGAGTGTGATTATCTATTTTCAAACGACTATGCACGCGCAGAGCAGATGGCCAGATCATTTTACGTGTACGAGTTCTTAAACGAAGCAAGGCAGAGCGTACTTGTAGAGATGTGCTTCCAGATGGGCCGCGCAGGCGTTGCCAGGTTCAAACGATTTTTGGAGGCAGCCCAAAGAAAAGATTGGGATGCCGCCGCGCTAGAAATGCTCGATTCTACATGGGCGAAACAAACCCCCGGAAGGGCCAAAGAACTATCGGAGATTTTCAGAAGTGGAGAGACTAAAGAAGTTCCTGTTCGCTGACCCACAGCTTGCCTGTGCGTTATTTGTGGTTGCGTTTCTGTTAGGGGTCGTTGCCGGTGCCTAAAGTCAAGTCATCTGCATTTGTCATAGGCGAAAGAATCCCTGTGGGAGCTGCCGTGGGCGGTCTGGTGACGTTCTTCGGGGAGGTATGGAACATGACCCACCCAGAGGCCGCCCTGTCCGTGGCGGCTGTAGGCGGCATATCCGTAGCCCTTGTGGCGCTTGCTCAGGTATTGGTGGTCAATTTCAGGGGCGTAACGACCCAATGAGCTTCCTTTTATCCCTGAAAGCCAAATTATTGGCCGTAGGAGCTGTCATGCTGGGTATTCTAGGCTTCTTCCTGCGTTTGCGCATGGTGACAGCCCAGCGAGACAAGGCCCGCCAAAAGGCGGCTGCTGCGGCCTCAGAAGCGAAGTTTCACAAGAAACTTGACGAAAGCCACACGGAGATAGATCAGGAGTTTTCTCACAGGGCCGAAGAGGCCGCAAAGGACATAAAAGATGGCAAGATTCCTCGCAATCTTAGCAATCCTAACGATTATTAGTGGCTGCGCCACTTGTCCTGATTATGTTCCGATTGGATCGGAGCCAAGGCCCATATTCAGGGGGCTAACCCAAGAGCAGTGGGATGACATACCTGTTGGCGCACAGGAAATTATCAATTATAATAATCTAGCGGCACAGAAGTATATTCGTGACACTGAGGCAAGGGCCAGGGCATATGACGAAGCGTTCTCCGGACGACCTTGACAATCACCTGTTGTGTGCCGAGGCGATCTTATCGGTCACAATGGAGGCCATGCACGCGCCCTGTGGCAATAAAGAATACGAATACGCCCTCTTTGCTGTGCTGCACCACATAGAGCAGGCTCGCAGTATAGTAGAAGATCTGCACTTTCCCGGAAACAAGAAACTACGAAAATGAAAATCGTTGAAGTGTGTTGGGGTGACGCATGGGTAGACACGGACGATGTTGCTGTAAAGAAAATTGCCAAAGCAAAGCCGATCTATCGAAGGACGGTGGGGTATCTTGTTGCGGACAACAAGCACGGCCTTGTCCTTGTAACCGACAGGTACGACAAGGACAAGAAGGAAGTAAATACCCCGATGTTCATCCCTCACGGGATGATAACAGAATGGTGGGAGTGGGAAGATCAATAAGGTCAAAACTACGCTGGCGGTTGTTACAATCCTCACGGTCTGGGGGATAGCTTGTGCCCTCGGACTGTACGGCCTATATGTATACAGTTTCAGTTTAGGGTATAATACGGCTAAGGATCAGTGTCTTAACGCTTACAAGCAGCATATGTACGAGCAGCATCAATTCGTCGAGCCCGACGCCACGTAGAGATACGTTTTGCCAAATTCCAGAATCCTGGTCATAAGCGACAGTCACGCGCCATACCATCACCCGGATATGCTCAAGTTCCTCGGCGCTATCAAGTCCGAGTATAGCCCCGACCGCGTTATTCACATCGGGGATGAAATCGACAATCACGCGATGTCATTTCACGACTCCGACCCTAATCTGTTTAGTGCTGGCGAAGAGCTTGAAAGAGCCCGCGAGGTCATTTGGAAGATTGAAGAGCTTTATCCCAAAGTCGATGTCATAGAGTCTAATCACGGCTCTTTGTGGTATCGGAAGGCTAAGGCTTACGGCATACCAAGAGAAGCCATCAGGTCTTATGAAGAGATCCTGATGACAAAGAAATGGAAGTGGCATTTCGAGCTAACCCTGAAGCTGCCTAATGGGCAGCCGTGTTATTTTCATCACGGCAGGTCTGCTAACGTCCTTTTGACCTCACAGCACATGGGGATGCCAGCGGTACAAGGGCACTACCATGAGAAGTTTTGCATCCAGTATTGGGGCACATCCGAGAGGTTAAATTGGGGCATGAATGTCGGCTGTCTGGTAGACGACGACTCCCTGGCTTTCACGTATAACAATTCCAATCTGAAGCGTCCCGTGATAGGATGCGGAATGATTATTGATTCTCAGCCCAAGTTAATGCCAATGGTACTGAAGTCTAACGGAAGATGGAACGG